ACTCTTAGTTAATGCTGCTTTGAGTGCCGGATCTTGAGTAGAATTAATTTTTTGTTGCATTTCTTGTTTTTGCTTTACTGGATCTACTGGTGTAGTAGAAGTTGTCTGGTTAGCTGTGGCGCCGGCAGGTTGCCCAATTGCTACAGTTGCATCTTCTCTGATCTTGGCGGCTAAAACTTGTTCCATCATGATCAATTTAAGATACGAGGCGTTTTGTTCGCTGTGGTGAAATTCTGGAGTGCGACGATGTTCTTTGACTAATGTGCGTACACGATTTAATAGGCCGCGAGCTTGTTTAGAAGTAATAGTGTCAAGTTTGACACGACCACCAAAATAACTTTCAAAGACCTTAGCGGCCTGCTTTGTTGGGTGTATTGCGGCTAGTTCTAGCAGTTTCATTATTGAATCCTTTGTATTGAATATATTTAGCCCAGTTTACACATTTGGTCAATTCGTTTTCCACTTGTTTTTTACGGATAATTTTAGTTTCTAACTTGGTTCCGATACTGTCTCTAAATTCCCATTTTGTACTACGCTCAGCGATCGCTGTTCTAACAACAATATCGGAGGTAATTGCACCTAATTTATTATCTAATACTAGTATATCACGAGCTGTATTATATGCGTTGAACTTATCAGCTATACACCAACTTAGTGCTGATTTGGTACTATGAAAATTCCCAACTTCTGTAGCTGAACAAAATACTTGATATCCGGGGCGTTGAGGAATAATGCGATATTTTCCAAATACTTCGTATTCGCCTGCATCATTTTGCCAGAGTAAATTAGGAGTTATATCCTTAAATTCCTGGCGAAACATACGGTCGAATTCTTGGTCTGATTTCATTTAAAGACGTAGTGTGCTGTTAGATAAAGTACTGATGCTCCTAAGAATCCAATGATTCCCACTCCCCAATTAATTAACCTATCAGTATTTTTTTCGGTTAATTTACTTACACAATCTTTAACTTCTTTAACCATAGCAGACACACTATTAATCTTGGTATCTAAATTGGTTAATTGTGCAATAAGACCATTGTATCTCTCGGCACATAATTCTACATGCGCTTCGAGGCTATGCTTTTCTATTTCCGTTGGTTCGACCATGTTATTTTCTCTAGTTTAGTGGAATTACTAATTCCTATTAACTATTTATGGAGATAGGCATAAACCAGATGTTCTTATTAGTACCATGACTAATTAAAACTGATCCTAATTCTAGTGTATTATTTAAATTAGTAATCATAGGAATGCCGTCGGCATCTTCTCTTAAAACTGCTACCGGATCTTCTTTAGTACCAAACACATCGGGTGTTTCGACTTCAAATTCAAAACTCCAAGATCCGTGGTACTCCGTTGGTTCTAACAAATCAAAAATCTGAGCTCGCATAGATATTAATTGTGTCAGTGTTTCCCAATTTCTTTGTTGATTCCTGGCGCGATTCCAAGATTGTATATCGGTAATTTCTTGCCCTGCGCGATCATAAAATGGAATTTTTGTTGATTTAAAATGTCCAGTTACCCTAGTTGCAGTAATATCAAATTGAGTTTGGCAGACAAATCTCATTTTTTACTCAGCTCGTAAAATATTTCTATTTTTTCACATAGATTATTTAATTCTGGATTGTCTCTGCGAGCAGAAAATATATCAACCCAGCGTTTTTGTTGTTCAAGCTCTTCGAGTTCTCGTTGAAGTTCTGGATCCTGTCTATGTAATTCTCTTACTGTGCTTCCGGGGCGGCGAGCATACACTGTACGACCACCGTCGGGACTTTCAAACACTGTTAATTCTGTAATTTTGCTAACCATCATATAAAATACTTAGCCAACAAAAAACCCTAGAGTTTTAATTCTAGGGTTTTTGCATTACTAATTAATTAAATTAATTAAACCAATGGTGACGAAACAAAAGTTGCGTTGCCATAAGCAGCTGTCCAACCATAGTTCAAGCCGCCAGATGCGTTAGCACCTTGAGCTGAAGCCAATAATGTTGCTGTATTAGCAGCACCTGTTGGGTACAATGCCAATTGCAAAATTGTTGGTGTCAATGGATCAACTTGATACATTGCAACTGTTGTGGTTTGTTGAATACCTGTTAAAGTATTACTAATAAAACCAGCAGCATTTGCAGCACCAGAAGTAACCATAGAGTTGTTAGATACGATTGAGAAAAAGTCAAGTTTTGGACCTTGAAAATTTACAGGACCTTGAGCTGCGATGTTTGCGGACTGAGCAACTGAACCATTTAATACATCAGTTGCGAATACTGGTTGTGCGCCACCAGAAACTACGGTAATATAAGCCATTTTAAATCTCCTTAATATATGGACACAGAGGTCCTGCTTTTATTTATACCGTTTGGTAAAAATTAGGAGTTAGCTACCGGTTCTGGGTTGTTTATTTGACGATTTGCTGCAGTAAATCCGCCAGCTAACCGGTTAACAGCCTTGGCCATACCGCCAGGAGTGGCCATTACCCAGCCTTCTTGCCCTGGATGTTGTAGGTCTAATTGTCCTAAAATATCCATTTTAATATCATGTAACAGCTCCCAAGCAGTAAATGCTGCGGCCATTCCTTCTAAATTACTACGGGGACTTTGTAGATATTCTACAATATTTTTAAATTTCTTAGGAGTAACTCGTTGTTGTAACCACGGCCCAAATTGTGCTAACAAATTATCAAATCCGGTGCCTACTCGACTATTAATATAATCCACACATAATTTAGGTAAATCAGTAATTTGTAATGCACGAAGATCGTTGGGATTGAATAGTTGATCAATAGCTGCACCTTGAGATCTATAAAGACCTTGTAGTTGCTTAACCAGCTGTGTTTCTGGTTTAACATTTTCTTTAGCATACACAGGTTCTAATAATAGTAATCCAGGTACCCGTTTAAACTGAACATTGCCAAGTGGTTCTTTTGGTGCTCCTGGTTCTGCATATTTTGTGTGCATAGCAATGCCAACCTCACTAGCACCTATACGCTGTCCTATATCGCTATTAGCTGGGATTTTATATTCTATAGCATTGGGTGTAAACACATAATTTCCAGATTCCAGCGGCGGTGTATTCATGTATAATAGATCGCCTTGAACAAACCCACGGTAGTTAGGAGGAACAGCAGCATCTAACATATCCCATAACTTATTATATATAGGAGAAAGATCTTGAACCCGGGTGGCAGCCTTACCTTGTGCCGCTGCATCGGCATCTCTTGCGGCTAAATGTCGTGTAACTTGGTTAGGGCTGGTAAACAATCCATTGTAACCTTTGGCAGTAAACCCAGATACATCAGTTAATATAAATGTACCATTGGCATCTCGGCCAAAGACTAATGCTGGCTTACCATCCCATTTAACTGTAGTGGTTTTTCCTGTATCAGCGGAAGTATGTTTTACAATATCTAATGCCTTCTTGATACCGGCACTACCATTACGGAATACATAATCTTCTAAGTGTTCAATGCCTTTGGCTCGTCCGCCTTGTACTTCGGCTTCTACAATAACCTGCATGCCTTGATTGACAATGCGATCGCGGAGACGGGCAAGGAAGTTTACATCACTATATTCTATATAAGTATCGGAATCTGTGCTTTCCATAAACGGTAGGCCTTCGCGTTCCATGTGTTGTTTAAAGTCGGCTAATTTTGCATCGCGCTTAGGATCGGTGCTAAGTGCCTGTAATATCGATTCTACACTTGCTAAGTCTTGTCTTGTGGCCGTTTTGTTCAATAACAGTTTAGCCACTGCATCTGGATCATTGGAAATTAATGTGTCTTTGGCACGATCGGCAATACCAGCATTTTGATTTAGTTTGTATCCTAAACTTTTAGCGATACTATTCATTAATACATTGCGCTCGCGACCTTTATATTTGCTGTCCACTGGCATTGCACCTAGTACAAACTTTGACCACGGAACATCTTTCATAAACATAAAATCTGTTTGCACATAGCCACGATCTGGGCGGCCGTCTATAGGAGTTTTAAAATGTACGGCACTGCCGGACTTACGAACATAGTCTTCGGGTTTAAATTTGTTAGCAACTGCCCAGGATTTAAGTCTATATTCTAATTGTTCTTTACTAACTCGATTAGCATCTACCGCAATATCTAAATCACCGCTGGTATCTTTAATTCCAGTTGATCCAAGTGTGTTGTTCTGTAAATCTAACCCAGGAAGCATTTCTTCAAGCCAGGCGAGAGTGGGTTTGACATCAATTTGATTAATGCGCTGTGTTAAGGCTTGGCCGTCGCTGTTCTTAAATACATTACCGCCTTCAAAGATTTTCATTTTATACCCATGGCCTGAATAATACTCGGGGGCATCGGTTTGCCTGTTTTGCTATCAATATAGCCTCTACCTTTATTAACATATACTTGTGCTTTGGACCCAGTACCCAGTGTAATCGGTGGGAATTGTGTTGTTGCGGCAGGTGCTGGTTGCACTGGACGAGGAGCAGATTTTATAGTAGTCCCGGGCTGTGCTGTTGCAACGACCTGCGGTGCGGGTGCAGCTTGTGATGCAGGTGTGCCATTAGGACGAGCTGTTCCTACTCTTTGTAACATTGCTTGTTGATATTGTTGAGGGGTACGGCCTGGATATTGGTTTTGTAATTTTCTAAATTCAATGTCCCACTTTTGCTGAGCACCTATGGGTTCTGTGCGTGGATTAGGATTTCGTTCACTAGCAGTATGTACTACTCCTGTTGCAGTTGGGGTAATTGTTCCTTGAGTGCTAGACTGTGTTGGTCCCGAAGGAGTAGCAGGTTTCTGCAACTGCTGAGCCATTTGCCCAAATGCGCCTGCTCCGTTAGACGGGGTGGGTTGTTTTACTTGTGGGAGAGATTGGCCTACTTGTGGTGTTGATTTTGTTTTCATAGCGTTTACCGCATCTGCCGATTGTTGCTGGTATTGAGCTTGTTTGGTTGCTAGGTCATCTTGTTTTTCTTTAGATGTAGCGGGATCAGTTGGTAGTTCGGTACCAACTCTCGGTGCTATAGGTGGTGTCCCATAGTTAAATTTTGTTGGTCTAGCTGTGGCCATAATCTTTTTAGGATCAAGCGGCTCCCACTCTGCTTCTCTGAGAGTTATTTCATGAATTTGCATCAGTTTTCCTTACCGTGCGTGTAAACTTACCGGGATCGCGATGATTAATGGCGTTTAGTAATTTACGCTGTAAATTCTGGGCATCGTCGGTGCTGTAATTTTCGTCGATCTGCTCTAGCAAGCGTATAGCACTGGCTATAATATTGGCGGCGCGGTTTTCAATAATATGGCGCTGATCGCGCTCAATATACATTGAGTCTAATTCTTCTAATAAACTACGAGTTTTCTTTTGCATTGGGCCAGAACCTTTTTATTATTTAGTGCGATTAGGCACTAAAATGTTATAATATTAGTTGGCTTTAATTTGCCCTAATAGCTGTTTTAGTTTGGCGCTTTGCACATCGGCAGTAATTTTTCCTGATTCTTCGTGTTCTGCGGCCGGTTCGGTTCCATTAATCATTGTGCTTTTTGCCTTAATTGAATCTAACAAATTTCCGCCTGGGCGTTTAAAATTAGATTGCTCGTCTTCTCCTGGATCTGTAATACGCATAGTTTCAACATTATAGTCCAAATCGATCTTCATACCAACACCTGTACTACTTCGACTTTTCATACATTGAATTTGATATTTTCCACGCTCACGCATAGCACGACTTGTAAAGATGCCAAACACATTATCCGCTGTATTAATCTTACTGATACCACCACTAATATGGCTATGATCAAACTCAATTTCTTCTACCGCACTACGATTTAACTGACTTGCTGTCACAAACAATACATTAAGTTCTTTGGCCAAGTTACGCAGTTCTTCCGACACATACTTGTCTTTAACAAATAAATCATTTGGGCTGACTTTAGCACTAACTGGCATTAACAAATCCAAGTAATCACACATGACAAAATCCACTTTCAATCCTGTCTGCACTTGTACTTCTTTGATGTAACTGCGGATATCGTTAATGTTACTCTGTGCCGGTAATGCCTTAATACGATATTGTCCAGCTTTCTTAGATACCAACTTAACTTTAAGTTCAGTTTGATCAATATCTCGACGAATTTCTTTTGTGCTCATACCAGATAACATTGCATCGGTTCTTAACGCACATAGTTCTTCACTAAGTTCTAAACTGATATACACACCACTTAGCCCGGCTTGCAACCAACCCAATGCAATGTTCATCATAACAAGACTCTTACCCGACCCAGATCCGCCAGCAAAAATGTTAAGCTCACCTCGACTAAATCCGCCATACAAGATCTTATCCATTTGTGGCCATCCTGTGCTTACCTGGCCACCTGAATTAAAATATTTGTCAATACGAAACCGCGGATCGGCAAAATAGTCTGTGCCCATGTCCTTGGTCAAACTAATTTGAACAGCATCTTTGATTAGTTTTTCAATCTGCCCAAATTCGTTACCAGTCTCGAGTAGATCTGCACTTTTCAAAATTGCTCGCTCTAGTTCTTGTTTTTTTGTAAATGCCTCAAACTCGTCCATGAACCACTCAAAGTGTCCTTCATTTAAATCTGGAATATGATTAAGTTTAATGCCAGTTGCGGCTGTAATCTGTTCTGGTGCGGGTAATGTTTTATGTTCATCGCTATGCTTGGCAATAAACTCAGCAGCGGGTCTAAGACTGCGGTCAAAGTTTTCTGGATTGTAAATGTTTTGAACGCGAACATAACTTTCTGCGTCCTGCAACATCATTTCTAAGAATAAGCGTTGGACATCAAGTCCGTAATCTTTTAACAAGTTGTTTCTTCCTTAGTTCTATTTTAATTTTACTAGTTTCTCGAGCCTGCATTATAGTTAGCAAAGTTGCTAGTCTACCCCAACGAATTACCGCATCGTTTACATCTTTGACCTCTGCGGGCCACTCGGGCATACTTACCGCCCACCCTAGTTCCACCGCCCGGTCTACTAGTTTCATACCAGCTTCGTCTTGATCTGGGACTACAATAATTTCTTTTCCTAGACTGCGTATTAATTTAACTTGTGCATCATTGATCTCTGCGTGTAACACTGCCAACCCGTTAATGCTAAGTGCATCAAATACACCTTCCATAACTACTACATATTGCCAATTTAATTTTTGTAGGTCGGTGCCAAATACATAACCCGGTTGTATGTCTTGAATATATCTAGGTGTGCGATCATCTAAGAATCTAGTAGTATGTCCAACAATTTGATTATCATATGTAAACGGAATTACAATACCATTGCGTGGCATAGTCTTAAACAAGAACGGATAGTCCAACGGTATGC